CTCTACAACAAATATATCCAAACTGTAAAAAAGTCTTAAAAAACATTTGACAGGACTAAATATATTAGCATATACTGTGGTATGTGCAACATGGCAAAGCAGTAAAAATATTATGGCACATTTTATAAAAGGAAATTATCATGGCTACAACATTAGCAGAAATTAGAGCAAAGCTCCAAGCATCAGAAGGCGGTAAAGGCGGTAACAGACAATCAGGTGGCGACAACGCTATCTATCCACACTGGAACATTGCAGAAGGTTCCACAACACGCATTAGATTCCTCCCAGACGGCAACACCAAGAACAGCTTCTTTTGGGCTGAACGTGCAATGATCCGACTACCATTTGCTGGTGTCAAAGGTCAAGCAGATAGTAAGCCTGTGGTTGTACAAGTTCCATGTATGGAAATGTACGGCGAAGCTTGCCCAATCTTGGCAGAAGTTCGTCCGTGGTTCAAAGATCCTAGCCTAGAGGAAATGGGTCGCAAGTACTGGAAGAAAAAATCTTATGTGTTCCAAGGCTTTGTACGTGAAAACGCACTGAGTGACGACAAGGTTCCAGCCAACCCAATCCGTCGCTTTACAATCAGCCCACAGATTTTTAACATCATCAAGGCTGCATTGATGGATCCAGAAATGGAAGAGTTGCCAACAGACTTGCAACGTGGTTTGGATTTCCAAATCGTTAAAACAAGCAAAGGTGGCTACGCAGACTACTCAACTTCTAAGTGGAGCCGCAAAGAGTCAGCATTGACAGCAGAAGAACAAGCCGCAATTGATGAGCATGGCCTGTTCAACTTGTCAGACTTCTTGCCTAAGAAACCCAGCGAAGTAGAGCTCAAGGTTCTCAAAGAAATGTTTGAAGCATCAGTAGATGGCCAACCATACGATCCAGATCGTTGGGGTGCCTACTACAAGCCATATGGCTTGGATGTTCCTAACGTTGCACCAGCCGCAGAAAGTGCACCAGCACCAGCTGTGGCGGCAGAACCAGCGGAAGAAGATGATGTACCTGCTCCAACTGCACCGATAGCAACTCCGGCTGCAGAAGCCAAACCATCCAGCCAACGTGCTGAAGACATTTTGGCAATGATTCGTAACCGTCAGAAACAGTAATATTGCTTGTGTCAGTGGGGGAGACGGTCCCCCACATTTCCTATGCTGTCTTATCTAGACCCCATACTCTTTCCAGACCAATGCGAGATCCTTGAAGTAGGGACCGATCGCTATGTCTATCCTATTTTTAAAAATGGTAGCAGTAGTTTACTTGCTGCCAACCCTAGAAAACTCAATTACTTTGAAATGCGGGAGTTGCGTACAGTTGAAATATTTTTACGTGAACCTTTTGAACGCTATGTCAGCGGAGTGCAAACATACCTAAGACAAAATCCACACCTTGATCGTGCAACTGCACTGACCATGATCGACCAGTATTTGTTTTTAAACAGTCATTTTAGTTTGCAGTTCCATTGGATCGTCAATCTGCAAAAGTTTACCGATGCTTGGATGTACTTTAGACCCATAGAAGAATTACACACGGCCACAGAACACACATGGAATGTGCTGGCACGAGATCGAACGCTGATAGACTATTTCGGCACCAATCAAAAATTAAAATATTATCTACAATTAGATAAAATACTTTACGAAGATTTTATGGGACAAACAGTTCCACTCAAACAAATCGTTAGATTCGTTCAAGACAATCATCATGCTTTGTACGATGAAGTTATTGATCGGAGCATTCAAATATGCAATGTCCTAGACTAGATCACTTTGTTCGCTTTAACCCCAATGGCACAGTAAGCCGCTGTGGTCACATGGTCAATCCTGCACAGTTTGATAGCCTTGAAGAAATGAATAACAGTCGCTGGTTGCGTAAAATACGTGAACAGTTTGAACAAGGTGAGTGGCCGGTAGAATGTCGACGTTGTCAAGAAGTCGAGCAAGAGTCGCCTAGCAGTATAAGAATACACGCCATTGCTGTGGATGCCCTAGAAACGCAGAGGGATTATTTACAAGTAGGCGGAGTATTAGACAATGTGTGCAATGCCGCTTGTCTGACTTGCAGTCCTGAATGTAGCACCAGGATAGGTGCGTTGACCAGTGGCACTTTTACTATAATAGATAACAGTAATCGTTTTTGGGATTTGCCACAAGATCGTATTGTGCATTTGGATATCAACGGCGGCGAACCCAGTTATAGCAAAAACTATCGAAGACTATTGGCCAACTTGCCTTCGAACTTGCGTACACTGAGACTTAATACCAATTGTAACGTGGTGTTAGAAGAGCTAACAGAGATTGCCGGCCGTGGCATAGAAGTCACGGTCACAGCGAGTTGTGATGGTATCGGTTCAGTGTTTGAATATGTGCGTTGGCCTATCAAGTGGGCGACATTTTATCAAAACTTAATGCGATATAAAACCATGCCTGTGAAACTAAACTTGTGGACCACAGTTAGTGTGTTGAACTTGCACGATTTGCCCAATATAAAAAAGTTTGCCGAGGAACACGGAATCGATCATGGCTATGCTTATTTAAAAGAGCCCAAAGAATTAGATGTCAATAATAAGAATCAAGAACAAGTACAAGCATATATACAACAACAAAAACAATTACGGGGTATCGAATGAAAATAGCAATCACAGGACACACAGCAGGCATTGGTCAAGCTCTGGCCGAAGCATACTATGGCAACGAGATTGTTGGTTTGAGCACTCGCGAAGGTAACAACATACGCAACACTCCCAAGATTGCCAGCTTGATTGAGCCGTGCGATGTGTTTATTAACAATGCACAAGCAGGTTTTGCACAAACTGAATTGTTGTTTGAAGTGTATCGTCGCTGGAATAATACGCAAAAGCATATTATTGTTATTAGCACAATGATGGCACAGCAACCAGTTAGTGTTATAGAAGGCATGGATCAATATCGATTGCAAAAGGTTGCACTAGAACAAGCAGTACATCAATTGCGTTATATGAATGCCGCCGGTCCAAATATAACTTTGGTGCGTCCAGGTAAAGTAATCAATCCAGCAGAATGGGCACGTACACTAGTTAAACTTTTTTCTACAGCAGAAGCTAACGGATTTATTATACCGGACATCTCATTGACATGACACCCAAGGACGTATTAACTAATCCATATTTTTGTCCTATACCTTGGACTGGCCTCATGTACAACGGATTTGATGGTACAGTCAAAAATTGTATTCGTAGTGCTGGTACTATTGGCAATATCAAAGACACTCCAATAGAACAAGTAGTACATGGCAACACCAATGTACTGATACAAAATAAAATTGTATCAGATGTTGCGGTACCTTCGTGCCGCACATGCTATGATTTAGAGCATGGTAAAAAAGGATTTGATATTATCAGCGATCGTAAGTTTTACATACGAGAATTAAAAAATGTCAGCTTGGATACATATCGTGCTGGAAACTTTGATTTAAAAACCATTGATGTACGTTGGACCAACTTGTGTAACTTTGCTTGTGTATATTGTAATCCAGAGTTTAGCAGCCGTTGGGCAGATGAATTGGATATCAAACAACAAACACCGACACAAGAACAACGTGCCAATTTTAAACAGTATATATTTGACCGTGCCGATCAACTTGAGCATGTTTATCTAGCTGGCGGCGAGCCTCTGCTGATGCGGGAAAACTTAGAGTTGCTAGACCTGTTAGATCCTGATGTAAACTTACGTATCAACACAAATCTAAGTAAAGTAGATACCCGAGTATTTGAGCGTATATGTGAGTTTCGTAATGTACACTGGACAGTGAGTGTAGAAACTACGGAAGATGAGTTTGAGTACGTTAGACACGGTGGTCGTTGGCAAGATTTCCAAGACAATTTAAAACACATAAACTCACTTGATCATAAAATTACGTTTAATATGCTACACTTCCTATTAAACTACCAAAGCATATTTGGTTGTGTGGATCTCCTAAAAGCACAGGGATTCCATAATAATGCATTTGTGATTGGTGCACTATTAGAGCCAGAATACCTAAACATTAGACATTTGCCAGACTCTGTGTTACAATCAGTTAAGAGCACTTTGGAAACTAGGATCAATGAAAGCCCGGGCTATCTATTAGAAGATAGTTACCGTAACATGCTACATTACATTGAGCAACCATTCGAAAAAGATTTCTTAGGTTCAATGGCAGAGCTATATACATTGGATCAAAGACGTAAAGTAGACAGCAGTAAAATATTTAAAGATTTATATAACATCAAGGAAAACTATCATGGCTAAACCATTTGACGTATCAAAATTTCGCAAGAGCATTACCAAAAGTATTGACGGTATCAGCGTTGGCTTTACCGATCCCACAGATTGGATCAGTACAAATAACTATGCTCTCAACTATCTAATTTCAGGAGACTTTAACAAAGGTGTTCCACTAGGTAAAGTTACTGTGTTTGCTGGCGAGTCTGGCGCAGGTAAAAGTTTTATTTGTTCGGGCAACTTGGTAGCCAATGCACAAAAGCAAGGCATTTATGTGATCCTGGTTGATAGCGAAAACGCACTCGACGAGAAATGGCTACATGCATTAAATGTAGATACCAGTGAGGACAAGTTACTCAAACTAAACATGGCCATGATCGATGATGTGGGCAAGATGATCTCGGAGTTTGTCAAAGAATACAAAACACTACCAGAAGATCAACGTCCCAAAGTACTATTTGTAGTAGATTCGTTGGGTATGCTACTTACCCCCACGGATGTAAATCAATTCGAAGCAGGGGACATGAAAGGTGACATGGGTCGTAAGCCCAAGGCACTGGCCGCCCTGGTACGTAATTGCGTAAACATGTTTGGTAGCTTGAATATTGGCCTAGTAACAACAGCACACACTTATGCGTCACAGGACATGTTTGATCCGGACGACAAAATATCAGGAGGACAAGGTTTTATCTATGCAAGCTCTATTGTTGTAGCTATGCGTAAGTTAAAACTCAAAGAAGATGAGGATGGCAACAAGATTTCAGAAGTAAAAGGCATCCGTGCCGCTTGCAAGATCATGAAAACACGCTATGCCAAACCATTTGAATCTGTTCAGGTCAAGATTCCGTACGAAGAAGGTATGAATCCTTACTCGGGTTTGGTTGACCTATTTGAAGGCAAAGACTTGCTGAAGAAAGAAGGCAACAGCCTGGTGTATACACTGGCTACAGGTGAAATTATCAAGAAGTTTCGCAAGGCATGGGAACGCAACGAAGATTCATGCTTGGACAAGGCCATGGTAGATTTTGTTGCCAATCCACATCAGAAGTCAGTGGACATTGAAGAACTAGAAGCTGAATTAGACGCAGTGGTTGAAGACAAGCCAAAGAAGTCTAAAAAAGAGGTTGATGTCGCAGAGTAATTATTGCTCGCAAAAATTTTGGTGGTTAACTGTAGAGCCTGAACGAAGAACTATGAATTCGTGCTGTGCTGCTACAGCTACCAAGATTGACTTGTCCTGGCTTAGAAATAACCCAGGACAGTTGTTTAACACGCCCGTACTAATACAAGAACGACAAGCAATGTTAAACAACGAGCCTGTGGCAAGTTGCGAAGATACTTGTTGGTCAGCTGAACGTCGTGGATTGCCCAGCCGACGTACTCTGATGAATTCTGGAGAAAGAACACACACAGATATCTATGCTGGTCCTCAAGTGTTACACATCAATGTTGGTAGCGATTGCAATCTAACCTGTAGTTATTGCTGTAAACAGTACAGTACTGCTTGGTTACGTGATGTTAAAGATCACGGTGCATATTTTGATGAGCCAAGATATCAAATCACAGCCAACGATAGAATTGTGTTACAACTAGGACAACCTGCTATAAAAGCCAGCGATAGTTACCAAACTATTTTGTCAGAAATAAAAAGATTTAAAACAGTCAAGCAAATAGAAATTACCGGTGGCGAGCCATTTTTATACAATGGACTAACAGAGTTGGTAACAGGACTAACAGGATCCGTTGATATTTTTACAGGCCTAGGAGTTAATACCAAGCGATTAACGCAGATATTGTCACAGTTACCTAAAAGCACTACATTTACTGTCAGTGCAGTAAACACAGGTGCATTATACGAATTTAACAGGCATGGTAATACCTGGGATCAGTTTAGACGTAACTTGGATTTGATAGCCGCACAGTTTGACTATAGATTTTGTAGTGTGTTGAGTAATTTAACTGTGCATGGATTCGATGATTTTCAACGGGAATATTCAACTGACAAAGATTTGTTAAATCCCTGCAACGATCCTGCATATCTAAGTGCCAGTGTGTTAGATCCTGAGTCCAAGACACAGTTATGTCAAATTGAATATAAATATCATGACCAAGAAATCAAAGAAACTTTAGCAGTAGAATCAACAATGGAACAAAAAACCAAGTTAAAGCATTATCTAACAGAATTTGCTCATCGCAGATCACTTTTGTTAGACGTATTTCCAGAAAATTTTACAACGTGGATTAACAAAGAGGAAAAAGTATGACCATCGATACAGAAGTTTTAAGCGAACTATATACCATTATGAAACAGTATGTTCCTGCAAAGGATCGTCAAGAGTGTGCCGATAACCTAATGAGTGTCATGGTTGATATGTTGGGCGATCAAGAGCTTAAAGAGTTTGGTACAACAGACAGCACCTTGAAAAAAGCTCTCAAAGAATACACCGCCGATGACGAACAAGATGATGACGAAGGCGAAGATTCCAACTGGTAATGCAACACAAGTATTTTCCAATACAGACAGCGACTGCATGCCAGCTCAAATGGACCTGGAGCAGTATCTATTTGTACGAAGGAACTACCAACAGTTGTCATAGAGTAGAAAAAAGTTCGCTATCAACTGAATCGTTTGATCAGTTTCATAATACTGCTAAAAAATTACAAGATCGGCAAACCATGTTGTTGGGTGCATGGCCCTCAGGTGGTTGCGATTACTGTGAAAAAATAGAACGTGCGGGTGGTAGTAGTGATCGTATGCTACACCTGGCAATACCAGACCTAACACCGCCAGAACTAGACACAGATCCTGAGGCCATCATGGTCACCCCTAGAATTGTAGAAGTGTATTTTGACAATACCTGTAATCTACGATGTATATATTGCCACGATGGGTTTAGCAGTCGCATCAAACACGAAAATGATCAACACGGCAGATTTGAATTGGGCGGTGTTGTAATTGACAACCAATATCGGCCGCATCCAGACAAGGCCCTGCTGACTGAACAGTTATGGGCCTGGCTAGACGATAATTATTTGACTGTACGCAGATTTCATGTGTTGGGCGGAGAACCATTTTATCAAGCACAATTTGACACTTGTTTGGATTTCCTGTATAATCATAGTAACAAAGATTTGGAATTTAATGTAGTAAGTAACTTGATGATCGATAATAAACGATTGCAAGAGCATGTAGAACGTATCAAACATTTGGTTGCTGAACGCAAGATCAAACGTTTTGAAGTGACTGCCAGTATAGATTGTTGGGGTCCAGAACAAGAGTATATTAGATCGGGCTTGGATTTAGAAAAATGGAAAAAGAATTTTGAATATTTGGTCAATCAACGTTGGATAACTTTGAACATAAACCAAGTGGTCACTGCATTGGCTGTGCCTACCATGCCAGCATTGATCAATTACATAAACACATTTAGACCACATAGAGAAATAGGGCATCATTTGATAACCGCAAACACACCCACTTACATGAACCCAGACATCTTTGATTCCGAACTGCTAGATCCGTACTTTGCACAGGTGCTAGAAGTTATGCCTGCAGACACTTGGCAACAACAGGAAGCACGTAAGTATATGCAAGGTGTTAGACAACAAATTGCTAGTACCAAAAAAAATCCCACCGAAATCAACAAGTTGCGTACTTATCTTGACGAACTTGATCGTAGACGCAACACCAACTGGCGTGAAACTTTTCCTTGGCTAACCGGAGTCCTTGATGTTTTATAATCGAATTGTAGCTGACCTAAGCGTTATTCCTGAATTCATCGACTACTACGAAGGCGAGATGACGTCAGCCAAAACAGAAATTAAAATACGTGGTCGCGTAGAAAAAGAGTTGTCCGACTTGCCAGGCATGACTGAACACAGATTTAATCAACTGCAAGAGATTGAAGCTGTGCTAGAATTTCTTAACATACAATTACGTAAAATCCGCCAACGTCATTATAAAAAGTATTTAGAAGCCTATGCTAGAGCATTAACATCAAGAGATGCCGAAAAGTATGCCGAAGCCGAGGATGAAGTGGTCGACATGGAAACTATTATCAATGAAGTAGCCTTGTTACGCAATCGCTGGCTGGGCGTCATGAAAGGCATTGAGTCAAAGAACTTCATGTTGGGACATGTGGTCAGACTACGCACAGCCGGAATGGAAGACATTGTGGTATGACGGATTGGCGTCAACGTGCCGATGAGTTGTTGCGAGAGTTTGAACTTTGTTGTCAAGCCAAACCTAAGCACGATGCTGTAAATATACAGTTAGAAAAAGACACAGTAGCAAAATTTGCATACCATCTAAATACACAGCGTGGTTGGGGCACAGATGCCGAAGTAGCCGAAGCATGCCATCAATTGGAATTTAGACTCACGCAATTAAAAGAAAAATTGGTGATGGAAATTCTACAACATGGGTCTATTTAAAAATCCCTACCTAAGTCACGAACACAGTTTAGAAGTATTAAACTTGTTGTACGGCTACGACAGTTTTCTTGATAGTTTGACCAGTGTAGCAGACATGGGTTGTGGAGCCGGCCTTGATGCCGAATGGTGGGCCAGCCTTATGACCAGAGATGAACCGGCCGAGCCTAGAAATTACACAGTATATGCCATAGACCAAGATTTGAACAAGATTGATCCTGACATATTAGCCCGTAACCCAAACTTGATACCGATTGAGCGAAATTTCGAAGAACGGGTAGTACCCAGACAAGTGGATCTAATCTGGGCACACGATAGTTTTCAATATGCTCTAGATCCATTCAAGTGTTTGCGGATATGGAAAGAAACCTTGCAAGAAAATGGCATGCTGATCTTGACAGTACCTCAGGGCACCTATGTGAAAAACAGCAGTTTAGTGGTTGAACAACATAGTCACCAATATTACAATTACAATATTTTAAATCTAATTTACATGTTGGCCATCTCGGGATTTGATTGCAGAGATGCATATTTTTATCGTAAACGTGGCACGCCTTGGTTGTATGCAGCAGTATATGCCAGCGGCCACGAGTCCTTGACACAACAGGCCACCTGGTACGATTTGGCTGAACGCAATCTCATCAACGACAGCTTAATCAACAGCGTAAGCCAGCACGGCTATGCTAGACTGGAAGATTTAGTTGTGACCTGGCTAGACAAAGACTACTACAAGATCACAGACTGATGAAAATAGTAATGGCAACCGGCGGGTTTGATCCTGTACACTCTGGACATATCGCTTATTTCAAAGCAGCCCGATCTCTAGGCGACCTATTAATTGTTGGCCTAAACAGCGACGAATGGCTAGAACGCAAGAAGGGCCGTGCATTTATGCCTTGGAACGAACGCTTGTGCGTTGTCAACAATCTTGCCATGATAGATGAAGTTTACACCTTTGATGATGAAGATGGATCAGCTCGACATTTTATCCAACAGGTCAGAGCACACTATCCTGCAGCAACTCTGGTTTTTGCCAATGGTGGCGATAGAACAAAAGATAATATCCCTGAGATGGATGTGCAAGATACCAACATTGAATTTGCATTTGGTGTTGGTGGCGAAAACAAAGCCAACAGCAGTAGTTGGATCCTTGAGGAGTGGAAAGCACCTAAAACCCAGCGTCCTTGGGGATATTATCGTGTGCTACACGAAGTTGCAGGCACCAAAGTCAAGGAACTCACAGTAGAGCCGGGGCAAAGCCTAAGTATGCAACGCCATCAGCTACGTGCAGAATATTGGTTAGTTACCAGTGGACAAGCTGTAGTAAATTCTGCTATGGAAAATGGATATTCATTACCACCTAAACATCTACATACACACGATACCTATAGGGTGGGAGTCGGCGAATGGCACCAGCTAACAAATCCATTTAAAGAGCCTTGCAAACTGGTGGAAATACAGTACGGCACAGCCTGTGTGGAACAAGATATCGAGCGTAGATAAATACTACACTATGAGATACAAACAAATTTTACCCGAAGCCGCAATAAATTTAGAAAATTTTGAATCACGAAATCCTAATTATTGGCGGAACCTAATCAATCTTATTAAAAATAAACAGCCAGTTACCTTGAGAATTAAAAAAGGTAAAGGTATCCCCGATGAGATTATTGATGTAACATTTCCTGCCCCTGTTGCCAAACAACTAGAAAATATTTGGAACCCAACCGGCACAGATCCAAAAGAAACAGCAACGCCGAACCAAATATCTCAAATGCAAGCATTCCGCATGATAGATTCCGCTGGTGACGCATATAAATTAAATCAAATTGAAAAAACCAAAGATATAAAACAAAAAATTGGTGCCGAAGGCGAAGAATCAAATAGTAAATGGTGGAACAAAGGTAACGTTGCAGAAGGTATTATGAGTTGTGCGGTCATTACCAAATTTGAAAATCCCACTAAACAGTTGCAAGGCCAGGATGTATTTAAAACTGTGCAAAAAATAACAGAAGGTAACTATCTTACAAAATCATTTGGTAAAAAATTACAATTACGTATTGTTTTAAGTCGCAATGATTATCGTGCATTAGAGATGTCGGCTAAACAACCTCAAGAGTTTATTAAATTTGAAAACTCAACTGAAATATACAGGTTGTACGAAGATTGTGCAACTTATGTAAACGATTCGTCGAATGTTTTTACCGCCATAGAAAAAATACGACAGGCAAATGCAAACGATGTCATTGAAGTCACTGCCGATGGCGCTACGGCTGAAGCTCAACACAGTACCAAGGCAGATTTATGGATCGCTCTTGGTGGAAAGAAAGAACGACTGTTAAGTATTAAAACCGCAACAGTAAAACATATTGGTGCAGTAAGTGGATACGAATTTGATCACGTTGATAAATTCTTTAGAAGTGTAGTTAATTTTGATTTGCCGGACGAGTTCCGTAAAAAATTTAAAAAAGCTCCTCCAACACAATACCTACCCGGCCCAGATGGCAAAGCAGACAAGACTCAACCAAACCCAGAATATGTTAAAATGTCTCAAGCTGAACGCTCGGCAGTAATCCAAACAGCAATGAATTATAACTATACAGCACTTAAAGCTGTTTATACTTGGGTATATAAGGAAATTAATCGTCGCCTCAAAGGCGATAATACCAAGAGCGAGTACGACTTTGTAACAGAAGTCACCAAAGGAGTTGTGCACCATGCTACCTTGGGTGAGGATATCAGAGTTGTAGTTATTAGCCCCAGTGCAAAAAAAGCCTATACAGAATTACAATTTGGTACAGAGTTATACAAAGCATTAGAGTCCTATGATCTAGTTCCTGTGCTTGATGTAGAAAAAACCAATTATAAATTATTAGTTTATGGCTATCCAAAAGATCAAAAAGCCAAACGAGTCAACAATGATAAAAGTATGTTTGTACAAATGCGTTCTTATTTGCAAGATGGTGCAGCTAGAAACGTAGTTGAAATCGGTGGTCTTTTAAAAGATCTTGCTGATGTTCAAAAATTAGAAACGCCACAAGTTCAAGCCACACCAGCACCGCAACAAAAAGTTGCTCCAACAAAAATACCCGCTAAGGCAACACCAGAACCGGTTGCACCAGCAATGCCAACACCAGCTGTTCCCGATATTGAGCCAGACGTAGAAGAACCAGAAATTGATTCAACAACACCTGCGCCAAGACAACGTAGAACTGCTGCACAACCGGTCAGACCGCGCCGTTAAATCGTTTGACCTTTAAACACAATTAGTATATAATACGAGCATAGGGCCTTTAGCTCATTAGGTTAGAGCAAACGACTCATAATCGTTGGGTGGTCAGTTCAAATCTGACAAGGCCCACCAAGTATTGCCCAGATGGTGGAATTGGTATACACGCTGGTCTTAGAAGCCAGTGCCGCAAGGCTTAAGAGTTCGAGTCTCTTTCTGGGCACCAATCAAAATAATTTCATATTAACTTAAAGGAGAAGCACATGAAAACAGTAGGTCAAAAATTAGATCCTTTTGTAGTAACAGGCGTCCGGCCAGGACAACCAGAAGACGCTTTCTTTGATATTACAGAAAAATCATTTGAAGGCAAGTGGAAAGTAATTGTTTACTATCCAAAAGACTTCACATTCGTATGCCCAACAGAAATTGTTGCATACGATAAACTAGCAGGTGACTTTGCAGATCGTGATGCAGTCCTGCTAACAGGTAGCACAGACAATGAGTTCTGCAAGGTAGCATGGCAAAACGCACATGCGGATTTGAAGAAAATTACTCACACCCAGTTTGCTGACACACAGCGTGGTGAGTTGAGCTTGATCGAGCAACTTGGTGTATTTTATGCGCCAGCAGGTGCCGCACTTCGTGCCACATTTATTGTTGATCCCAACAACGAAATTCAACACGTTACTGTCAACAACTTGAATGTTGGTCGCTCACCAGAAGAAACATTGCGTGTATTAGATGCGTTACAAACTGGCGAACTGTGTGCATGTAATCGTACAGTGGGCGGAGAAACACTATAATGGCTTTCAACGACGCCGTCAAAGAAGCGTTGCCAGACTACGCAAAGGACACCAAGTTAAATCTTGATGCTGTTCTAGTGCGTAGCACATTGGATGCGGATGTGGCTATGGGTTGTGCTGTAGCCGCACTAGCCGCAACAGGCAACGGCAAACTAGTCAGTTTGATTTTAGCAGACGCACCTGTACATGCAGAGTCAGCAATGACTGCCGCAAGTATTATGGCACAAAACAATGTGTGGTATCCATATGTTGAAATGGCTGACGATCCTGCTCTTAAAGGCCTGCCAGCACAGTTACGCATGAACGCTATTGCTAGTCATGGCGGAACTACCAAGTCAAACTTTGAAGCATTTAGCCTGGCAGCTAGTATTGTTGGCAAGTGCCACTTCTGTGTGAAAGCACACTATGAAACACTCAAGCAAGAAGGATACACAGTAGAAAACCTACGTGACATCGGACGTATTGCTAGTGTTATGAATAGTGTTGCCAAAGTTTTGAACAGTTAATTCTACAATTAATGCAGTACACTATTGAACAAAACCCTAAATTAGGCTTTTACCAAGTTGGAGATACCCGATACTACAGCAAGGTAGAAGCCCTAATTGCGGGTACAAAAACCAACGTCTTTCCTGAGTGGCATTTTAACCGCACAGTATTTGACGCACATGATTGGCTAACAGAACCTGAAACTGATCTACAACAGTTGTATCGGCAACGGGCACAGCAAATTAGAGATGAATACGATTACATTCGTTTAGAACTAAGTGGCGGTGCTGATGGCAACACAGTATTGTATGCGTTTTTACTCAATAACATTCCGTTAGACGAAGTGGTATTTCGTTATCCCAAAACAGGTGAAAAGAATGTATCAGCAGATCCATTCAACACCAAACCGGAGAACACACTGAGTGAATGGGAGTATGCTGCCAGACCTACACTAGAATGGATTGCTACCAACTATCCCAGAGTCAAAATTACAGTACACGATTATAGTGCGGACATGCTGGCCAGTGAACATGATGAGTCATGGGTGTTTAAAACTAGAGACTATTTCCAACCCGGGCATCCGTTCAAACACACAGTTGATGCAGTACACGAACATAAACTATTGCTAGACTCTGGTAAGCGAATATGTATGTTATGGGGTGTTGACAAACCCAAGGTCTGTATCCGGGATTCAAAGTGGTACCTGTACTTCATGGACATCCAGGCCAATGCTGCCAACCCTGACATCAAACACTACACCAACATTGCCAATGTGTATTTCTTTTGGGCGCCAGACTTGCCAGACCTGGTCAACAAACAAGCACACACAATAAAAAACTGGTTCAACCAAGAATCAAATAAATATCTACAGCACTTGGTACGTTGGCCCAACTACAGTTTTGCACAACGTACCACATTCGAACACATTGTTAAACCCTTAATTTATCCCGACTACGATCCTACAACGTTCCAAACCAGCAAGCCCACCAACAGTTTTTATAACGAAATGGACTATTGGTTTTACACAAACTTTCAGGATACTCATGCTTATCGGGCATGGCAAGCCGGGCATAAATTATTAACTGATTCGATAGATGCCAAGTATTTCAATTATGAAATGGGTCGCCCGGTGGGTTTTGTGGGATTTATCAGTCCCTTCTACTACCTAGGCGAAGCAGCATACCAAGATTCAGGTCGTAACGTACACTACAAATTTTAAGGAAAATCAAATGAAACGATTATTAGCCACACTATTAACCATGGTCAGTTTATCTGCCATGGCGCAGAAAGAAACAGTAACTATGTTTTATTCTTGGTCGCCAGCAGACACAGCAGCAAACTTCTATCGCACACTTGCTGATGAAAGCAACAAACTTCAAAGCAAATACACATTTGTATTTGATGCCAAACCTGGTGCTGGTGGCACAGTTGCAGCCAACCATGTGTTAAACACTCCCAACTCAATCTGGATCAACAGTTCGGCAGGATTTATCCGTCCCAACCTGTTTCCAACGGAAAGTCATAACATGGCCGACTTTAGAAGCCTAATGCCCATGTGTATTGCACCGTTTGTTATCACAAGCACAAAGTATAAAACATGGAAGGATGTTCCTCGAAACGCCAAGTTAAACATTGGTATCAGTGGACTTGGGGCAACCACGCACCTGGTAGCCTTGCAAGTGGCTGCACAATATCCAAACATGCAGATTGTTCCGTTTAAAAGCACCAACGAAGCATTGTTAAATGTCTTGGGTGGGCAAACTGATTTTGCTGTGGGATTCATTGGCGATAGCGAGCAGTACACAAAGCCAGACGCTACCAAACGGGTTTATTGGTTGGGCATGACCGGCAAAGAAAGTATTAAAGGTATTCCCTTGTTGAAAAATCAAGGATTTGCACCGGCAATTGCAGACATGAGTAGCTCGCAACAGATCTTTATTCCACGCAAATTTCCTGAAGAAAAGTTTCGTGAAATTCGCAAGATTTTTGTAGAAGCTGCACGTAGCAAAAGTGTACGTGATGCCAATGCCGCAGATACTTGTATTCCTAACAATCAAATTCCAGATTCTGAGCTAGACAACTGGTACAACAGTCAGCTGGTGTTATGGCGCCGTTTGAGTGCTACAGTTAAACTGGACAAATAAAACAAAAAGCTAAATAATTGTAGCAACGCCGACATTCAGTTGACGTCAGACGCCTAGGGTAGCAAACCCTTTTACCGGTGTGTTACACCGGAACGCCGCCAAAAAAATTATAAAGGAAATACACATGAAAACTACTAAAATTCGTTGGGTAATTGCTCACGAGCCACTAAGCCTATTTGTACGTGCAGCAGAAGACTTTCAGCGTTTTGTAAACGAAGCTCAAAGTGCAGAAAAGATCGAAGTTGAAGTTATGACACTAAGCGAGTACAGCATGAAGTACAACGACGGTGTGTTGGTTACTAAACACGATTTGCTAGATCTAATGGAACAAGGCAAGATTGAAATGAGCCAAATGTACACCACATGGTTGGCCGAAGATATTGAGCACGATATGTTAGCCCTAGAAATGCCATTTATTTTTGAAGATCACGACCATGCAACCCGTGTGCTAGAAGGTGAAGTTGGCGAAGGTCTATTAGAGAAGATCACTGAAAAGTCCAATGTTCGCGGTATGGCATTCACTTACTCAGGCGGTTTCCGTAACATTATTGTTGACAAGCCAGTCTCTGGTCTAGATGATCTAGGCAAGAAATGAAGCTAAGAACCAATCGTAATCCAGTGGCACAAGAAACATTCAAGGTCTTGGGTGGTGTCGACGTGTTTGTTTGTGAAACCGAAGACACTCGTGCCCACATCATCGAAGGTGATTGCGAAGGTGGAGAAACTGTTTACAGTCGTATCTATCCCTTGAAGCAGAATGACGTTACCAAAAGCGTGATTGACTCAAAGCACAGTTTGTTTTTGACAACCATGATCATGCGTGACGACTTCTGGAAGACATTGAGTCCCGAGGTTCAAGCCGTGATCAAGGATGCTGCTATCAAAGCAGGACGTAGAGAACGTGAAGTCACGATCCAGGATGGTGAAGATGCCAAACAGCAATTGGTTGCTGATGGTATTGATGTTATTGAACTTTCCAAAGAAGAAACAGCTGAGTGGAAACATAAAGCTCAAGCAGTTTATGAAAAGTTTGAACCAACATTTTCACCTGGTTTGATTGACAAGATTAAAAAGGCTTAAAATATGTACACAAAAAAAGTTAAAATTACCTGGCAAAGAGATAATTATATTAACTCGAATCCAAACGATAGAAATGAAAATGATTCTGTAGCGTTAGCCGAATTAGATGCAAAGACTGCGGAAATGATTGCCGTTGGCAAAATGTCCGCAGATACGATGGTTGAGAGCAAAGGTTCATCATTGATATCGACTAGGCTGTTCACTGATCAATCTGCCGCCGAAGAATGGATCAGTTTTATCAATGCCTTTGTTGCCAAATATAGGTTTGTTAAAAGCACTATCGCTATTATGTCAGCCTAGAGGTTGACAATAAAGATAAATAATTGTATAATATGAAAACAATGAAAAATTACCTTCATGAAATTTATGCGACCGTAGTGCTGTGTGTGCTAGGCCGTTGGCTTGATCGCAATTTAGAGCACTTGAAGGGTGTTGGATAGACATACATATTACCGTATTTTAACCAAAACCCTGGAATTAAACACTCCGGGGTTTTTTGTTTATAAAGGAGAAGCAAATGGAACGCAAAATTAAAAAAGAGTTTTCGCATTTTGTCCTCTCACCGGAAGATAAAGCGGCGTTACTAGAAGCAAAGGTAGCAAGAGTAGAAGCACAAATAAAAGCGTTGGCAGAACTTGCAACAGCAAAGAATTCTGCAAGGGGGTTGAAATACCCCTCACACTGATAAATGGCTCGAGGTCATGAAAATGACTGGTACGTTTTTTGGGCAAACAATCTACGATAAGCAGTAAGTATTGACCATTAAATCCGTTTAATGTATAATAGTAGTATTGGAGTGGTAGTTCAGTTGGTTAGAATATCGGCCTGTCACGCCGAGGGTCGCGGGTTCGAGTCCCGTCTACTCCGCCAAGTTTTGGAGAAGAAGCATCAATGGTGATGCACTGGACTGTAAATCCGGCGCCTATGGCACGACTGGTTCGATCCCAGTGTTCTCCACCAAGTTAGGCTCCCGTCGTCTAGAGGCCTAGGACATCGCCCTTTCACGGCGAGTACACCGGTTCGAATCCGGTCGGGAGCGCCAGATTATAATGCGGGATTAGTTTAGGGGCAAAACTAAAGATTTCCAATCTTTCGTCATCGGTTCGATTCCGATATCCCGCTCCAGTAACAGCAGTGAGGTGGCAGAGTGGCCCAATGCAAGGGACTGCAAATCCCTAACCCCGTCGGTTCAAATCCGACCCTCACTTCCAGGTCGGTCTGGTATAATGGCATTACAGCGGTCTCCAAAACCGCTGATCGGGGTTCGATTCCCTGGACCGGCGCCATGTTTAGAAAAGAAAGGAGGCACGTATGCCAGCAGTATTTTTAGTCAGCGACACGCACTTTGGTCATGCAGGTGTATGTCGCTTTGTCCGTAACGATGGTGTAACAAAACTTCGTCCTTGGGACTCAGCAGACGAAATGGACGAAGCCATGGTTGAGCGTTGGAACGAACGTGTACGTCCCAACGATAAAGTTTACCACTTGGGTGATGTAGTTATGAGCCGTAAGAGTCTTGCTATTATGCGTAGGCTCAACGGTGACAAAGTTCTTATCCGCGGTAATCACGACATCTTCCGGGATACCGACTATCGTGAACACTTTCGTGAACTGCGTGCTTACCATGTGATGAACGGAATGATACTCAGTCATATCCCTATCCATGAGGAAAGCCTGGGTCGTTTTGGTGTCAACATCCACGGTCACCTCCATGCTAATCGCGTGATGAAAACAGCACAAACCACACACGAGTTTATGACCCGCGGAGTAAGGCAATGGATTGATGTCCGTTATCATTGCGTATGCGTGGAACAGACAGATTTTGCACCTATCTTGTTCGAAGATGTTATCAAACGGATTGAAGCAGAGGGTGGAAGTATTGGATTTAGGAACGGCAACGGTCCTACAATGTAATATCGCGGGGTAGGGAAGAGGCAACCCGTCAGGCTCATAACCTGGAGATCGACAGTTCGAATCTGTCCCCCGCAACCAACACCCTGGTAGACAAAATGGTATAGTCACCGCTTTACCGAGCGGACATTGTGGGTTCGAATCCTACCCAGGGCACCAATTAATAAATTACCAGGCGTCCGTTGATCACGTGTCTATGTTGCTTAGAAGAATCGACTCTTTTCTCTTTAAGATCTGCCCCGGGAGTGAACGGCAAGGCCAAATTAGGTATATTGCTATCTCCAAAATAATACATTGGGGTTTCAAACATCATGATATTGGTCGGTCGACCGTGTAGGTTTTCAACAAATGCAGGATCCAAGGTAGAGATCAAATAGTCAATACCAGATTCCCATACACGATATGCTTGAGTATCTTTAAAATTGTGATGGAACCAATAATCCATTTCGTTCCAAATATTGTTAGTTGGCTTATTGGTTTGAAATGTTTGCAAATCGTATTTAGAATAAATTACACTTTTAACAATTTGTTCGTAGATAGTTCTACCACTAAAGTTTGAATTGGGCCAATGTAATACGTTTTGCATATTATAGTGGGCGGGCATTTCAAACCAGTTTTTTATTGAATGTGCTTGTTTGGCCAATAATTTGCAGGCGTCAGGGCTCCAATAAAAAAATTCATTGGTTATGTTGGTGTATTCGCCTATCGCTTGATCGCTATGACTGGCTTGCCCGTCATGAAAATATAAAAAAAACTTTCCGTCTTTGACAGTAATTTTAGGTTTATCAACACCCCATAACACACAAATCCGCAGGTTCTTTTCAACTAACCGTTTATGGTCGTCTATGGCTATGGCTTGGTATTTGTTTATGTGACCGGGTTGTAAATAGTGTCTAGTACGGAACACCCAACTTTCATCCTTCTCTTCGGCTTCACGCACTAAAGTTCCTGCGTAATCATACACAGTAATTTTAACACCAGGATAGTTTGTAGCAATCCAATCTAGCAACGGTTTTGCTGCAAACTCCCATTCGCTTAGAGTATTTTCACTGCGTAGGTCTCGAGCATTTCCTACTACATCCTTGTCTCCACCTTTGGGATATCGAAATACCACTTCGTCTAGTGGTATGTTATTAAGTAGAAAACTAAAAATAACTGTAGTGCTATCGCTGCCGCCACTGGCCTCCACTCGAATATAATCATATTCATCTCTAAGTTGTTGTGCTCTTTGACGATACAACTCATCTAAAGATTCTTCTGGTTCAATGTGCCACGGGTAACGTACAAACACATCTTCGTTAAAGAACCATTTTATAGATTGTTTCTGTTTAGATGCGTTTAATAACGCATGATATTTGTTGTAATAGATTTGGTTGTCGACCAAATAGTAGCCCAGTTTTTTATTAGGTTCAAAGTTAACACCGGCAACGGAGGTATGTTCTATTTTGTTTTGCATGGGAATAGGTATTTATTATTTGATCAATGATAAAGATTGATATTGTTCAAAATTAATTGACCAATTGACTTGGAATCATCTGACATAACAGCAGATCCATCATCATATAACGCAAAAACTTTTTTAATTTTATCTTCGGTAGTTTTTTTCTGTGCAAACAAATGCTGGTTGGGACTGCCTGTTTTGTATTTGTAATGATAGTAGTATTGATTATTATCTACTTCCAGTATATATTTTTTTGCAACCAATTTGTAGCTTCCCAAGCCCTGCAACATTTTAACTCCGGTGTTGTTATTGTGTATGCTCCAAAATTGGTAGTCGTCTGTCAAGAACCAGGGTATGTAATTTTGCTGATACAATAAAAACTGTTCGTTGTTGAAACATTCAGCTTCAGCCAGGTATGATTTTAAACAGTTTCCCACGGTGTAAAAATTAAAATTTGCCCACCAGAAAAAATCTCTATAGCTAACAATTGAAATTTTTGCTTCGGCAGCAGTATTTAAAACTAGCCAATAAAACCATTCAGCATGATTCTTATTGCTTTTTTTTGAAAGAAAATCCAATAGCAAATCCGGATCAGTGTGTGGGTCAATATCTCCGGCCCCTGGAAAGCGATTTTCAAGTTTGACAATATCTGCGTGAATCCACATTTGATCTGCCGGTTGTCCGCTAACAACAACAGAATCTTTCCAATAACAAATTGCATGATCAATATTGTTGTAGGAAAAATAAGGAGAAATTATACGATCAAAAAATACAGGATTCTCATAATAACTGGAATTGTTCATTAGCACAGTTATCTGTTTTAGATATTCTCGATCGGCATGTTTAAATAATGCAGCAACTATCAAAGTACTGTCAATCCCGCCCGACCACGTAATAAACATGGGTTGATTTTTTTGTTGGCAACGATTGATTAATTCGATTGCACGTTGATCTGTGATATCCTCAAATGTTTTGTTATGACAAAAGGAGGGCAAACACAATTGGTATTTTTTGGGGGTTTGAAGACTCCAAATTGGATCAACTCCAGAACGATTGTGTGGGAAATGTTGTTCATACCATAGCTGTTGAGAAATAGTTTGATAGTTTGTAAACTCTTGACAGAACTGAATGCCTAGCTGTTTTTCGTATGCAGTCAAATCGACTCTGCTATTAATGTATATCAAATTCATATGTCGTCAACAGTTGATTAATTTTTTGGTGAGCAGTTGGTAGATCGAATTCTTGATAAATTATTTTTTTAATTTGGGACAATGTATATACAAATCGATTTTCAAATGGTGCTCCTGGCACCATTGAAGAAGTGTGGTAAAAATCACCCCAGTGAGCAAGAGCAGTAGGATATCCTTTGAGTGCAGGGTGGGACAACCAATGTTTTGCAGCCATCAAGTAATTTTGTTCGTTGTTGTAATTCCATGGCAAATTGTTATTCGATTTTTCAACCAGGCCTTCTGCGGAAACAATCATATGTGGACGTGGAAATCTAGCGATAGGAATGTCTTGTTTGTTGGTCAAAGTCCAATTTACACATACTGTATTGTCTATTAGCTCAGGTAAATAATTGTGTGCGGTGTTAAGCTGGCAAATTGTTAGTTGATATCTACTGGAAAACAAAAAAGCCAAATCTTTCATGGATTTTTCGTCTGTATCTACTAGAAAAAAACAGTCAGAAGTGTGCTCATACAGAGCATACGTAACAGTAAACTCATTGTCAGCACAGCCGTAAAAAAACCATTTTTTATCCATTGAGTAAACTATTTATGTTTTATAAATTGCAAATAAACATAAATACATATACTGAATTAATTTGGAGAGATTCCTATGCTGACCGGCAAAGAACTAGTACTAAAAATACAAGAAGAAAACAAACCATTATTTGAAGCCAGCATGATGAACATTCGCCATTGGTTCAACGATCCGGCACGCACAAAAGAAGAATACCTGTTGCATTTCCAAGGTCGTTTAGCCAATGAATACATGAACATGGTCGGTGTCGCTGAAGCAATTGCCAATCTTCCAACTTCAGCTCCTGCTGAAGAAATGTTGCTGTTGGCCAAACAAGCTCAAGATGAAGCGACACACTTCCGTTTGGTCAAGGAAGTGTTAGAGCACATTACCGGTGCAGAAGTCAACACTCAAGAATATTTAGATCGTGAATTTAGTCGCAAAGCCAACGACAAAGGTGCTGCCACAATGAAATCGTACGAAACTGCCCAAGACGAAGTGGCCTTGGCTGTTTATCAAATAATTGCCGAAGGTCGTGCCAGTACCAGCTGGTTAACAATGAGTGAAATTGGTGCCTATGATTCTTTTGTTGCTGAAAAATACAATCGCATTGGCAAAGATGAAGCATTCCATGCCAACATTGGTGCACTTCGTTTAGAACGCTTGCAAGACGAAAACCCAGAAGTTGCTGAACGTGCATTGACCATGGCCTCCAAAATGCGTAAAGAATTATACGACATTATTGTCGGTAATACTTGCGACAGTCCTGGTGCTCGGGAATTGGCAGCAGAAGCCTACGGTTGGTAATTTGAAGATAGCTCTTACACAAAGAGTTCTGTATCACAAAGGTAGGGCATACGATAGCATAGAACACGGTTGGTATCGTTATTTAAAAAATCACACGCTTTCTTTTATTCCCAATAGACTCGATCAAGATTTTGAACAATTAGCCGACGGTCACGACTGTTTGATTATCACCGGCGGCGACGATAGTGCAATCAGACGAACTGTTGAATTTAAATTGGCCACTGCTGTGATGAAACAACAGAAACCAATCTTGGGAATTTGTCACGGTGCATTTCTGCTTACAGATGCACTGGGCGGACAGGTTGAGGCATGTGAAGGACACATGGACACAGAACACGCTGTTGAATATTTTGGACAAGAACACACAGTAAATTCGTATCATACTCAGGCTATTACTCAGTTACACTCTTCTGCAACCGGACTGGTGTATGATAACAATGGCCACTGCGAAGCCTGGATTGATCAACGTATTGCAGGAGTAGTTTGGCATCCAGAACGTATGAACACACCTTGGTTACCAACTGAAATATCAAATTTGTTTTTGTTGTAAAAATCAATTAGTCGGAGAAAAAATGAAAAAATTATTGTTTGTTTTGCTTATGGCTCCTCTCATGGCCTGGGCATGGGAACCTACCAGACCTGTGAGAGTAATAATTGGATTCGCTCCCGGCAGTGGCAACGAAGTTCAGTTTCGATTGTTGGCCACACAAGTACAGAAAAATCATCCAACCTTTCAATACGTGATAGAACATAAACCTGGTGCAGATACTGTGTTGGCCAGCAATGCATTGTATGAAGCTGCACCTGATGGATACACCATCAGTGTTCCCAGCTATTTTGCAACCTACGTAGGTAACGATATCTTCCAAAAAGATCTAAAACGATGGGAATACAACAGTTTTACCAATGTGATGGGCATGGCAAAAAGTCCATTAGCGATAGTGGCACACCCCGGTAGTCGTGTAAATACACCTGTTGAATTTTTATCATATATAAAAAGTCCTGGAAAACCAGTTAATGTTGCAGTGGGTAGTCCAGTACATCGCCTAGCATTTGAATATATTATGCTCAACAGTGGCGCAAATAAAAATTTAGTCGGCCATGTAAACTTTCAAGGACCGCTACAGGCAGTAACTGGAGTGGCGTCAGAATCCAACATTGAGTTTGGCATCATGCCAATCAGTGTTGCCCGCCCATTGGTAGAAGCAGGCAAAGTAAAAATTATTGCTATCACAGGAGAAAAAAGATTGGCCAAGTTACCGGCAGTGGAAACATTGAAGATCAATGGAAAGGGTATTGATATTTTTGCAGCATGGGCACTGATGTTGCCGCCGGATACAGCACCTGAGATTGTGGCTTGGTATCAAACAAAGTTTAGCCGGGCATTAGAAACTGACGAAGTAAAAAGATTTAACAATGAAAATTTTATTTTTTCCAACCCAGACGAAGCAACCACCGCAGGATTTAATCAACACATAGAACGTTTGAGAAACACCTGGTTACCAATTGGTCAAAAAATCAATTAGAGCTGGGAATTTCTAGCTGAGTCCAATCTCTTTCAGGCCAAATTTTTTGTAGAGTTGTGCTACCGTCTTTGAATCCTACCTGTACTGCTATACGCAAACTTTCCATGTTTTCTATGCTGTGTAAAACCAATGAGTCAAGCATGACCCAAGTATGACTAGGGAATGTCACACGTTCTAGTTCAATCAAATCATCATAGCTAGGAGGAAAAGTTGCATTTGGTCGTCTCACTGGTTGATTTTTTTCTTGCCAAAAAATTGTTTCCACGTTGTCACCACCTAAATTGACAAGATATAACAGACTCCAATCTCTAGAAGCATCACTGTGTGGAACACTTAAATTTCCTTGTTCCCCGTGGCTGGCAATCCGTACTCGTGCTTTTGGTGCTAGATCATCACCAATATTTTCTCTAACCCAAGATTGTAGTGGTTCATCTGCTTCGTCTCCGCGATATCGCCCACCTACAATTTTTTCTTCACCGCGAGAAACAGCCATTTCTCTTTGACACAACGGATTTGGATGTGGCGGATCATTGGCAATACGTTCTAACACTATTTTTTCAACATCAACCAACAGGTGTTCAGGAATTGAGGGCAAATCTGGATAGTAGACAAGATTTTTCATATAATATTTTCCAACGGGGAATGTTTGATTAAATATTTATGAAAAATCCATGTTATATCTAATATTACATCCACTCAAACGTCCAGCCGAAAAACAAGCGGATTTATTACGTGCTACTCTGTCTCTGCACGGTGTGGATTACGTGGAGTCTGATGTGAGTGCAATACCTGACGGTGCTACCATTGTCACAGACTGCTTTGTTATGGAGACAGCCTGTGGTGATCCCGGACACGATATTGCTCAAGCCATAATTGATCGTGCCGCAGGACACAACAACAAGATTGTATTTTATTATCCAAGTGAAAGCTATGCAACCTTATCGGCAAGTTTTTGCCCAACCGCAGAGCAACTGCAAGCAAAAAATATTGATGGATACTTAATCAAGTGTGGCGATTGGGATATTGACGGTTATGCAAAGAACTATAACATGCCCGAGTTCTTTGCGTGGATTATCAACAATGAGTTTAATCGTGCCAGATTAGAGTACACATGCAATCAAATTGACACAGCAGTAAAGACGCACCGGTTCCTGTTCTTAAATGGAGAATGGCGCACCAATAGAGAACGATTCTTTGAATTATTTAAAACAGCCGGGCTACTTGATGCCAGTATATGGAGTCATAGGTCAGGTAAAAGTGCAGACGGCTTTGGACCAGATCAAGATTGGCCTGATCCATTTGTACATCCGGACTTTCGTTTCTATGCCTACTATCCTAGTCACTACTACAATACCACGATAAGCATAGCCAGTGAAACCACACAGAACGAATGGTTCCCAACCGAAAAGACCTACAAGAGTCTAATGCTAGGTCACCCGTTTGTGGTCTACGGTGGACAACATAGCCTGGCCAAGATCCGAGAGTTAGGATTTGAAACCTTCGGCGATACTATAGATGAAACCTACGATAGTGTACCATATCCACAAGAACGTGCAGACCATCTAGTTAAGAGTTTGCTCACAGCAGGCAATCCTGCACCAAGCTACCATAATAGACTACACTTCCAAAAAGTGGCTAACTCAGCTTACGGTAATCTGATAAAGATCTTGCAAGATATAGATAAACGTGTTATAATAAAAGAGAACTTTAAAGTAGACACAACCATTCTAAATGATTATTTTTTAAACTAAGGCAAAAAATGAGAAAAGAAACTCGTGCATCAGAAGTAGATGTTGAAAAATGTATTGACAAAACAGGTGTTGGCCGGTTTGACCTAGTTGTTGCAGCCGCCCAGCGGGTGCGTGAACTTAAAATCCGTGCTAGAGAATCCGGAGCTCATGTCACAGCAGTGGACGCATTGTTGGAAGCACAAAAAGGCCACTTAAATGTAGTCGATTATCTGGCCAAGGTAAAATGAAAGACAAGTTAGTACAAGCCTACATGCAAACAGCAAGAACATTTGCTGAACTCAGTCACGCTCGTAGATTGCATGTGGGTGCTATTGTGGTCAAGGATGATAGGATCATCAGTATTGGTTATAATGGCATGCCCGCCGGTTGGGACAATGACTGCGAAGAAATAATAGAACTTAGAGAGGATGGACATCATGAACTTAAAACCAAACCAGAAGTTCTCCATGCTGAAACAAATGCTATTGCAAAACTGGCACGTAGCAATGAGTCTGGGCATGGTGCTGATCTATTTGTTACTCACAGCCCTTGCTTAGACTGTGCCAAACTGATATATCAAAGTGGTATAGCTCGGGTGTGGTTTGGCACAGCCTACAGAGATACCACCGGCGTTGATTTTTTAACTAAGTCGGGCGTGGAAGTCAGTCAGGTGGAACGACTTTGACCAGCACCTAAAATGCAGGCATTGTCGTTGTCGTATTCAACCAAGGTCCATGTTCCAGTTTTAGAATTTACAAACAAAGAAATTCTGCTTTTGCCGGTCAGGTTGTTGATACTGTCAAATATGATGACTTCGTTGAATTCTTCTCGTAGCATTTTGGTAACTTCAGGTGTTCCAAAACAGTCAACAGGTTTTTGAGTAGTAAAAGCCATGGCAGAAACACAAAAGAATGTTGCCAATAGAAATATTAATTTTTTCATGTTTTGCCTTTATAAAAAAGTATTTATGGAGAGTTGGCCGAGCGGCTGAAGGCACCGGTCTACTAAACCGGCATAGTGGCAACACTATCGTGAGTTCGAATCTCACACTCTCCGCCATATAATTATGTTAAAAGACTCATTCTGTTCAAGTCCCTGGTTCCACATTAGATTAACTTACGATGGTAGTTATGATGTGTGTCGCTGGAGCAAAAACGGTGCTACCGCCTTCAACATACGCACAACTTCGCTGATGGATTTTTACAACAGTGGGCCCATGAGAGACCTGCGTCAACAACTATTAGCCGGCAACAAACCCAAAGAGTGTGAGCCTTGTTACTACCAAGATCAGTTTGGAAAACTTTCGGGTCGTGTTAGACAACTAAACAAAAGTGCTATTGGTCTTGCAGAGTTTCCATTAACCTTTCGTTCTAGCCCACACTTGCCTGTATTTGAATACAGCAACAGTCATGCGGGTGCCAGCCCACATTTTCCAACAGATTTACAAATAGACCTAGGTAATACTTGTAATAGTGCCTGTATCATGTGCGACCCCACAGCAAGCTCACGTCTTGTTGCAGACTATAAAAAATTAAACAAGCTGGATAGTCGATTATTTGCTGAACCCAAGCCGTATCAGTCTTGGACTGAAGATTCAGCAACAGTCAATCGCTTTGTTGCAGAGTTAAAATCGTTTCCATACATACGTTACATACACTTCCTGGGTGGAGAAACATTATATAATCAAGCCTTCTACGACATTTGCGAGCACTTGGATGGACAAGATCTAATAGTTGGCACAACTACCAACGGCACAATATACGATGAACGTATAGAACAATTGATACCTAGATTCCAAGAGTTTCATCTAGGTATCAGTATAGAGTCAGTTACGTCATTAAACGATTATGTGCGTTATCCAGGACCTACTGATCAGATCTTGGCAAACATTCTCAAGTTTGTGGCCTTGCGTGATCGTAATCCCGGATTAAAACTAGAACTACGTATCACTCCTAACTTGTTTACTATCAGCGAACTGGACCAAGTTTTTGAGTTCATGATCGAACACAACATTATCGCCGAGAGCTGTAACATATTGCACCAACCACGTTGTTTGCGTATGGAACTGATGCCAGACGATATCAGACAAGAAACCGTTGCAAAGTTACAGGCTGTGGTTGATCGATTAGGATCGTATACTCCGCAAGTGAATACTCGCAGAAGTGATTTAAGTCACGAGATTATTGCACAGTTGGCCACTGAGTACCTGGAGTTTGTTAAAACATACACCCCGCCTGCAGATGCAGAGGAATCACTGAAAGAATTAGTCAGTTTCTTAAAAAGTTTTGAAACAATCAGGAACAACACGATACTAGATTATGCACCAAGATATAAACACTTTCTCCGACGTATTGGATATTAAAACCCCGGA